CTACGATAACCGTGCATTCAACATCGCTACTTGTTCGTCGTTCATGTCATCAATCCACATACCGTAAATTTCATACACCATCTGCGCAGTTTCATGCCCCATTTGGCTGGCGATAAATGCCGGGTTCGCTCCTGCCGTCAACAGCCAGCAGGCAAAAGTATGTCGCGTATGGTACGGATTACGGCGGCGAATACCAGCACGTTTTACTGCCGCATTCCACCTTGCCCCTAAACTGCTTACCGAGTAATAAGGTTTCTGTTTTCCTTTACTCATCCTGGGCATGAACCTGTTCAGACTTCCGCAATACCATTAACAGGTTCTGGATATAGCTGTTTTCCTGTTCCATTTCGAGAACGGTAATATGCCTGCGTTGAGCGCGGGTGGCGTGATGCAAATATTTTTTGTCTGTGGCAGCGTAAGTAAAAATGTGCAACACGCGCTGGGGGAACGGCAGGGTGGCGACGGAAACTTCGCAGTCCTGACATTCGTCGTTGTCACTGGTGTCTGTCCCGCTTTCTTCGGTGCCAGCGTCGTCGGCGCATTCCTCCGTTTTTTCGTCGTGGGCGTCAGTAGCGGGCGTGCCGGGGATGAGCATAAATGTTTTGCCATCTTCGCCGCCCAGCTCATATTTCTGACAGAAGGTGGTATCAAAACTTCCCTCCGGCGGAAGTTCGTTAACAGCGGGGGAATTAACGCGAACCGGTTTTGCAAAATCTGTCGGTTCGAATCCGGCGTCAAGCATTGATACGGCAAGGCGTGCTGTGGCAGCGGCTTCGCTGCTTTCAGTTTTCCACCAGAAAGCAAAAGGGAAGCCGAGACGTTTCCGGGCGCTTTCATTTTTTAACCTTAATATAATATGAGTATTCTGTTTTATTGTCGCTCATTATCATTACCCTTATTACAAATCATACTTAATGAAGACTTTCATTTTTCATTGAGCAGAATGCGTTCGTGACGAGCTCTTTACACTCCATCAGTTTCAACAATGAAATAAAATTTTCGGGAGGAGCTTCGTTCATTTTTAACAGCATTATTGCGGCTGTTATTGACCTGTCATATGCGCCTGTTTCACTGTCTGTATATGCAACAAGAGTTCTGGAAACACTTTCATCGTCACAGTCCCGGGCATAAGAAACAACACAGGGCATATTGTTTTCGATACATAACGTACGAATTTTTCCTGAAAGCTGGCGGAGCTCTGCAATTACTGATTCAGGTACATTTTTCATATAGATTCCTTTTTTCAGGTTGAGTGAATTCCTGCCATTGCAGGCATATTTAAAAACAGGATGGTTTAAACGATTACTGTTCTGTTACCATGATTCAGCTTTGGCAGGCAGACCATTTCTGTTCAGCCAGACTTTTACCATGCAATCGGTAATACATCTTTGCGTTGTTAAATCACGGATATATAAACGGCGTTTTTTAATGTTATTCGCTGAGGCGATATAAGTACGACCATCATGGATAACATAATCTCCCGGCGTAATACACTGACGCGGTATTTCATCCGTTCCGAAGTGATGAGCAATCATAGCCCCTCCATTTCTGGTAAATAAATTTTGTGGTGCGGTGCCTGGTGCCTCCAGGTGACATTAACCAGTTAACAATTAATGCCGACTTAAACCACCCATACTGATTCAGGGAGTTTTAACTGTGCCGCGTGCGCTTAGCCGCATTCACCGCATCACAAAATTCACTTTAAAAAGGGCGGACATCAGAAAGGACTAAGAAAAACTGATGCCGCCAAGTACTACACACAGCATTATTGTCGCAGTGGCAACTACAACCGGAGGCGCACTTCCACTATTTGGATTTACAGACAAGACCGACTCAGAAAACATCAGAAATGCGCCTTCGTGTTGTGCCCGGCTTTATTTAACCACCTCCGGGCTTCGGTGGTCTCGGCTATACCCCTACAGCGAGAACCTGTGTTAACATTTCAATACCCTTACAGTTGAGAGTTATTGATATGTCAGAAACCGCTCTGGTTATCGTAAAATTCCTAATTGGTAAATCCGTCGGACAATTTATGCTCACAGTGGCTTTATTTTTCTTAATTATCATCTTCATTCCTAGAGATATTACGGAGCTTATTGAGGCGCGTAGCGATTTACCATATGCCGTTCAGATTTTTAGTTTTTGCTGTGGCTTACCTTATAGTGCTGATCCTCAAAGTCACTGGTTATTTTTTCGTGTCGGCGCTGCCGTTGTGCCAGCGTAGGGGCAGGGCAAAACGCATGTTAAAAACGCTTAATTCATTGAGTACTGAACAGCTGTTTTTACTTGAACCCTTTCTTAAAACTCATTCTCCCACTTTCCGGGCGTCCTGGGATAACCCTGATGCAGATGCTCTGGTTAAGGCAGGTATCGTTCGTCCGGCTGGTTCGTGTATCGACGGTGTTTCTGTGATGTTCAAAATCGAACCCGAGTATGAGTCGTTAATGCTTTCCACCTGGAATCCCTGCACAAAACGGTTCGATATTAGCCGTTAGCTGAAAGCGCCAGCAGAAACTCACTGAAACTGAGTGCTTCTTCTCCTTCGTCAAGGCTTTCAAAGTATTCTTCGTAAGCCTTTTCCATGATTGTGTCGAAATCCATATCACTCACCTGAGTTTCTTTCTAACCAGCGACGTGCGCCTGTTTCAGTTTTAAACGTCCTGCTTCTGGTGTACGTCATGGCGGTGAACGTTCCATCCTGGTTGGGGAACACGCCACACACCAGGGATTCGTTATTGCCGAGGTGGATTTTTTTGCAGCTTGTCCATTATCACCCCGGATAATACTGTTCCTGTAGCTCGCATTGAGCCAAAAACATATCCCATCCATTGTCGCGCAATGCTTGGAGAGCTGCGCTAAAGCTGACGTTGCAACTATCCATCAAATACTGAATCACTTCATTCCTTCCCATCTTTCCCTCTCCCCTTAACGCCGGGTGGCGGAACTAAAACCTACAGCGCCGTGCTGTTTCTGAGATTATATTAGCGATATTCATATAGTTGATCAAGATAAATATGCATATATATCATAAATATGATCTATCCTAATGAAAATAAATGTGTTTTATCTGATGCAAGAGGGGGGAGGGAGGAGCTTTAGCCAAAAGAAAACCGCCGGGAGAGGCGGTTTGATGTGGTTGGTTCGTCACTGATTTTTTTAGGCGCTTTTGTGCAGCGAGCATGTTCTGGAAAGCCTCTTTATATAGCTCATTCTGACCTTTAAGTCGGTCAATGAGTTTTTCTTTCTCAGATTCAGGGAGTATATCAAAAAGGTTTAGTAAATCAGCCTGTTGTCTGCTCACCATTCGCCAGCCACCACCTTCGAAGTTGTCATCGTAAGTACCAGAAGAACGAACGTAGTTCATTAGATCGGCCAAATCCGGTCGTAACTCTTCGGGTTTAACTCTCAATAGAACAGAAAATTTTAAGGCCGCATCAGTGTTGAGAGGTGCCTTACCGTTCAAATAGTGACTGACGGTAGATTGTGTCTCAAAGCCCATAAGATCAGCGGCGATCTCCTGAGTAAGTTTGAGGTCTCGCTTTTTGGCGTCCCAGATGGCGCGTAAGCGCTGGGTAGCTTCTGGTGGAGCTATTTCTTCACGTTTTTTTCTTCATGCGCTCATCTTATGAATGTGACTCATAAACTCAAACTGATATAAGTATTGATCATTTAAATTAGTATGGTTAATATTTAGCGAGAATTACTAAGGTGACCTTTATGACGTTAGATGAATATTTGAAAAAAAATCGTGTACGACAGTCTTGTTTGGCCACGCTGGCTGGTTGTTCGCAATCGATGATTAGCCTTGTTACTACTGGCCGTAGTCAGTTAAGCCCCGAAAAGGTATTGCGTATCGCAGAGGCTACGAATTTCGAGGTTACACCTCATGAACTCCGGCCTGATAACACTTACGGAGCTGAGGAGGATGACGGGGTTAACCATTTATTCGACCCGCCACTACCTGGACAAGGCAGAACGTTGTGGGGATGTGTACCAGGCGGGCAGAAGAGGGGGGATTTTCCCGTCAGAAGAGGCTTATCGTGCCTGGAAGAAACAGGCGAAAGTGGACGCTGACCTGATTTGGAAGCTGCCTGACGGTGAGGTACGTCGTTACGACAGGCACCACAACGTAATTTGTCGTGAGTGTCGTAAAAGCGAGTACATGCAGCGGGTACTGGCGTTTTATCGGGGAAACTTTCAGGAGGTGCTGTTGTGAGCCAAATTAACAATCGGAACTGCGTGAAGTGAAAGAGAAAGCATAATCCAAATATGAATAATTAAATTTAGTGATGTAAATAAACTTTAATCCTTAACCGGATGGATTCCTGCACGCTCAGAACACCAGGAGACCGCCCGAAAGGGCGGTAGCTCCATTGCTTAATTGTCTAAAATCGTGCTAAATCTTTTTATTACCATTAAGAAAGTTATGACAGTGATAAAAAAGGATGTATAGGCTAAAAAGCTAACGATATATGCGGGTGCGCGAAAATACCATTTCATTAAATCCACTGCATTGTCAGGCAGGAAATATATTATTACTGAAAATATAACCAATACTATTGAAGTTAATATTGCATAAGCGACGTTGTGGCATAACTGCTCATATATGGTTTTGTTAGTGTTTAATGATATCAATTTGTCTCTTGATTTGTTTCCTTCAATTATATCTGATATCTTAGTAATGGTTTTTTGTTTTTGTTCATAAATCATTATTACTGCACTCATTAATAGTGCTGTTGTAATAGCCCCGAAGTTAACGAAGACGGAAGCAATTGCCGGTTTCATTATTCCGTATGTCCAGCACAGAACGAAAGAAAGAGATAGAGGAACTATAAAATGTACGGTAATGTCGCTCATCAACATTGTTCCACGCTGATCTGACATTGTTTTGTAGTGTTTTATTATTACACCCAGCACATTTATTTTATTCATATAATCACCCCTTTATTTCCACAGTGCAGTTCTTCCAATATATCATTGGAAAGGTTTTTTATCGTGTCATGAAGTGCTGTTAGATCAGGTATACCTGTTAATGGGTCGATTTTTAGATCATTATCATCTAACTCTGCTGAAATTCCTTTTTTTAGTATGGTATCATAATTGAAAACGACAGTCCGACTGCCGAGCTGTAAGCTTACTTTTATTGCATCACATTTATCTTCAATAATCTCAATGATGTTTCCTATATTCTTGTTTCTTAAATCCCTGAAACTTCCGAATATGCCATCGTTTGCTTTTATTATTAAGTCTGTCTTGATGTTTGTTTTGTTTTTACCAAAGGAATCAGCAATATCTTCTGGTGCTTTTATATCCTTGAGCTTTAATTTGTTTCAATTCAGAATTGAGAATGTATTGAGGGATTTTCTTATGATGTAATGGATTGATTCTTGCTTCTAGTTGAAATTGTTTTTTTAGATATTCAGTGATAGAATCAGAAAGAACACCTCGAGCAGAAATATTATCGCATGAATGGAATGCAATAATTCCTTCTTCAAGATTATCTGGTAGATATATTAAAATATAACGCTCTTTGAGTGTTACATCATAAGCAGTTGTTCTGTAATGGACTTTTTTGAGTTTTACATCTTTTATTTCACTGCTTTCTCCATATTTTCCAACTTTTATATAACCATATATGATTTTTTTTGTGTTATCAAAGTGAAGTTTAGTATGTTGTTCCAGAGATTATTTTAGTTTTTGAAACGCCGAACTCGATGGGGGTGTTTTTATAAAGAGTAAAATAATCAACAAAAAGTTCATATGCCGTTTTTTTATTACTTAAACCTAAGTCATTAAGTTTTTTGGCTGGCTCGACTGCCTTTATGGGTCAATACGCGGAATGAATAGAAATTAACGCTGTGCATGAAAAATCCTTTTGAGTATACAGGAATATACTAGAACATAAATGTATGCAATGCATAAAGGAAAAGCTACCGCAGGGCGAATTCACCCACCGATAGCTCTTAAATGATTGTTTTCAAGCGATAATACATAAATTTTGGTCTGTGTAAAGAGGGATGTATCGTCAGGGCAAGGGAGATGTATTAAGGGGTATTGGTAAAATTTGCGTTGGGGATAAAAACGGTTTGCGGGAAAAGGAGAGTTAAGTAGAATTGTTGCGGGTGCTTGAGGCTATCTGCCTCAGGCATGAACACCAAAAGGCAGATAGAGAAAAGCCCCAGTTAACATTACGCGTCCGGCAAGACGCTTAACATTAATCTGAGGCCAATTTCATGCTTTGCACATGTAGGTTAGCCTCTTACGTGCCGAAAGGCAAGGAGAAGCAGGCTATGAAGCAGCAAAAGGCGATGTTAATCGCCCTGATCGTCATCTGTTTAACCGTCATAGTGACGGCACTGGTAACGAGGAAAGACCTCTGCGAGGTACGAATCCGAACCGGCCAGACGGAGGTCGCTGTCTTCACAGCTTACGAACCTGAGGAGTAAGAGACCTGGCGGGGAGAAATCCCCGCCACCTCTGACGTGTCAGGCATCCTCAACGCACCCACACTTAACCCGCTTCGGCGGGTTTTTTGTTACCCGTAAAATAAAAATTACATAAAAATGATCAACTTTCAGATTGGTTGCGCAACAAGTGAAAAAATGTCCTTGCTGGTGAACATAAAATAAGCAAATTTATATAATGAAATAAATAGTCGCAGTGTTTATATTTCCCGCCTCAACAGAAATCGCGTTGAAATCGCACCTTTTCATTTTTCCTTAGTTGTCTGGAGGTAACGTGAAAAAACTCAAGGATTTATTAGAGTTAGATGAAGACGGGCTTTATGCAGTACGTGTAAAAAATGGTGAAATCTCATTCTGTACGCTAATTCCTGACGACCATCTGATTCTGTCTGTTGAAGCGTTTATTGATTATCTGATAAGACTGGGTTTCACTGTCAGTTATTAATGTTTTAATATGTTACGGCTGACCTGAACAATCAGCAACCTACAGCGCCACCGGAGAGAACGATGGCGCATCTACAACTTGTTAAACAAACCTCATCAGGGCTTCTGCTCCCGGCAACGCCGGAGAGTGAGGACTTCCTGCGCTCAGTAAAAATCGGTGCGTGGATACACGCCGATTTTAAGCGAGTACGTAACTACGCGTTCCACAAACGTTTTTTCAAGCTCCTTCAGCTTGGTTTCGATTACTGGACTCCGATCGGCGGGGCGATCCTGCCTCAGGAACAGGAGCTGATTACCGGCTTTGTCGATTTCCTGTGTGAGTCAGCAGCGCAGGGCCACAGTCCCGCACTCAGTGACGCGGCGGAACAGTACCTGCATAAGGTTGCTGTCAACCGAACGCTCGATGTTGCGCTGCTCAAGTCCTTCGACGCTTTCCGCGAGTGGGTAACCATTCAGGCCGGGTTTTATACTGAGCATTATTATCCGGATGGCAGCCGTGGGCGCCGGGCGAAATCCATCGCTTTTGCGAATATGGACGAAACCGAGTTTCAGCAGGTTTATAAGGCCGTACTGAACGTCCTGTGGAACTGGATTCTGTTTCGTAAATTCTCCTCTCCGGAAGAGGTCGAAAATGTCGCAGCGCAACTGCTGGAGTTTGCGTAATGGCGGATTTACGTAAAGCGGCGCGGGGCCTGATGTGTACGGTAAGAATTCCCGGCCATTGCAACCATAATCCTGAAACGTCCGTACTGGCACATTACCGGCTGGCGGGTACGTGCGGAACGGCGACAAAACCAAACGATATGCAGGCAGCAATTGCCTGTAGCTCGTGCCACGATATTGTCGATGGGCGGGTAAAAATCGACGACTTCACGAAAACAGAAATTCGCCTGATGCACGCAGAGGGCGTTTTCCGCACGCAGGAAATCTGGAGAGAGAAAGGCATTTTATGATTTACCCAACAAACACCGGAAAAAGCGGAGAACACCTTCGTCTCAGCACGCTGGAAAGTGTGTGGATTCAGGGGAAATTGCGTATGTGGGGGCGCTGGTCATACATTGGTGGCGGCAAAAACAGGGAATATGTTTAACCAGTTGCTGGCGTCCAAAAAACTGACGAAGACGGCCATTAACGATGCTTTGCGCCGTATGAAAAAAGCGGGGCTGGAGAAACCTGAACTGGAAGTGTTCCTGAGAGAGATGATCAACGGAAAGCAAAAAAGCTGGCTGGCACACTGTACGGATACGGAAGCGCTGATTATCGATCGGGTTGTAGGCGAGGTACTGACGGATCATCCGGGGCTGCTTGGTATCCTGAACCAGCGTTACGTGGGGCGGGGGATGAGTAAGAGAAGGATGGCCGAGTTACTAAACGAACAGTACCCAGAGTGGGCGTTGATTACATGCCGACGCCGTGTTGAGCAGTGGTTGAGTATCGCTGAGTTCATTTTGTATTCACCTATGAGAAAAGCGTTCGATTATGCTTAAAAAAATCATTTGCAAAATGAGCCACAAACTGCTTCAATTCCAGTACGCTTCGCAAAGCTGTATCGCGAGGCTAATGACAGACATGAACGCATTTTGAAACCCGCCATCGTGCGGGTTTTGTCGTTTCTGCAATACAGAAAAATATTCGCCAGTGTAATCCGGGTTGTTAAACATGGTGCGTTTTAAATATGTTTTATGTACATTAAATTAATGTGAAATGTTTTGATAAAATAAAAATGTAATAATAACTTTACGTTTATTGACACAATGAATTGTTGAAACGCCTGTTCTGACTCGTATTATTTTCATCGGTCCGAAGGGGATGATGGATAACCTTCTTCTGCCCCCGAGGATCAGAGAGCCGGTTTTTTTTGTGCATCCTGGAAAATTCACGTGAAGGAACCGGCTCTCAACCAGAGAAGAAGAGGCGTTTTTTTCGATACAACTATCGTAATTACTCCGTTGGTGGTGCTGGCACGTAAAGTGTGGATAGTGCGTTTATGATGAGTGCATGATGTATATCCTGATACAGCATCCGGTTTGTGGGGGCGGAGAACGCCCCGATGGACTCAGTGCCACTAATTTTTTTATTGCATTCAGATAGCGTACTGTGAATCGGATAAATGAGAATGTCAGTGTGTTGGTAATGCGGGGTTCTCAGTGCGCTATCTGAATGCAGTGAAATCTGCTCTGAGCAGAGCTAAACAGCATTGTCTGCGTTTGATCAATTTGTAGCGGGTCATAGTGGCTGACTAAAGACTCTCCGGGGCATCCCGGCACTGCATTTATTACTAAAAATCTTCATATCACAGAGGCAGAACATACGGAAAATTCTTGTCAATACAACACCTGACACAGCAATATTTTTCGGGAGTCCCCGGCGCCTCAGGTTTTTTATCGCCATCAATAAAACTATAATAATAACTCCATGTTATGATTACCACCTCTCTCTCATGAGGTGGTTTTTTTATTCCCGCAAATTGCAGAAATAAGATGGAGTCATCAGAATATGCCCTGATTGTATTTTGTCTTTTTTGAATTAATGCAAAACATTTGGAATAAATAAACATCTAATGATAAATTTACATTTCTTGACGCGACTGCTTGTTGAAATGAAATTTTTATGATTTATTATTGTCGACAGTTTGGCGGAGGTGACTGGCAGATTTCTCCACTCCGTCGAATAAGAGAGTTGATTCTTTATACCTCCTGAGTCGTCTGATTAAAGAATCATCACTCGATTTGGCATTAAGGTGAAATTAAGATTCCATTGATATAGGTATCGTTCTTACTCTTTGTGGTGCAGGCATATGGATATGGGGTGGTTACATTAATGTTCCTTTAATTTAACCTCCTGATAGTGAATCAGGCACCGCAATTTTTTTTACTGCATTCAGATGGCGTACTGCAAAAAAACGGTCATTGCTTGCGCCACTGTCTGATGCTCTTGTAACACATACGGGATTTGTGGTACGCCATCTGAATGCAGTGAAACCCACATAAAGTGGGGCATAAACAGGATATGAGGTGCGTTTATTTTCGTCTGCGGGTCATGGTGACTGACCAACGGCCCTCCGGAGATAATTCCGGCACTGCATTATTTATTGAGGTGTTCCCCAGTGCGGGGGTGACCGGGAAAAATGTTCTGCCGATGGTCACAGACACATACCGGGCTAATATGTGTTTTCGGGAGGCACCCGACACCTCTACTGTTTTTCCAGTCGATAACTATAAAACATGCTTCAGATATTGAGCACCGCCTCCCGTGAGGCGGTTTTTTTTATTCCGGGAAAAAGTTCTGCCCGCCATATAATAAAGTTAACGTTTTCAGACCAGGGTGCGGGAAGTATCCGGGGCGGGAAATAATGAATTAAAAAAGAAGCGCGGCTGTCGGATTTAAGCCGCGGGACAATGTCCGTGATAGATAGTTGAAAAAATTTCAGGCTATCCCTTTCGGGAGGTCGCCATTATTTTACTCATAACAAAATAAGACCGGAACCCCGGAAACAACCTTATTTTCCGGTAAGGCTTATTTCATTCCCCGCGCCACGCCCGGCGCACATTCATAACTAACCACGGAGCCTTTCAGGGGGGAGCTTACGGGATGGTCAGTGTGACTTTCTCTGTGGGCTGGTCACCCCCCGGGCGCAGGCTCACCCACTAAAAGGAAAAGTCACGATGTTAGGTATTTTCAGAAAGAAAACCCGCAAGGCTATTGTTGAAGTGAAGAAGATGGAGAACCGGGATGCGGTGGAGGCGACCGTCTGGGGCGCATATTCCATTGCATACGCCGATGGCACCTGTGACGCGAAAGAAATTGCAGTGCTGGAGAAAACCATCGCGGCACTTCCTGCCTTTGCGCCGTTCTCCGGCGAGATTGCCCAGATGAGTGCCAATATCCGCGCCCGCTATGAGGCGTCACCGCGTAGCGCGAATGCTCAGGCACTGCGTGAGCTGGCTGACGTGGCAGGAACAGCAGAAGCGGTTGATGTGCTGTGCCTGTGGACGCGATCCTTTCAGAAATGCTGGCGTACTACGAATCGATACCTGCGCTTTCCATCGCTATGGCGCAGGGTGGTGATTTTCTTGGTGACAATGGCGGCCACGCTGCATGGGTGAAACGTAAGGGCGTGGAGTTGTCCTTTCAGGGCAATATCACGGAATTTTTACCCGCCATGACGGGCGCGGTGCAGTCACCGCAGCCGTACATGATTTTACAGGCGCGTGTTCATCTGCTGCGCAGTCAGGCGCTGGGGAAACAATTCAAGGCGCAGTGGGAAAAGAACGCCACGATAGGCGACGCAAAAGTGTATAGCGACAGCACGGTGTTCGGTGACTTCGATATCTACAACACGGCAATCACCAATGTGCAGGATATGACCTTCGCCGGGGGCGAGCCGGGTGTGGCCATCACCATTACCGGCACGTATTACATCAACTCTGACATGTGGGATCTCGTATGAAAATCGCAAGAAATTTAAATCTGATTATTCCCGTCCAGACTGAGAAAGGGAAAGCCTGGATACACGCCACCCCGATCAACAAAGAAGTGTTTAAAGAGCATTTCTTCATTCTGAGTAAAACATTTTCTGCCATTTTTTTCCGAAGGTCTTGGCGTCGTTGCGGGGCCGCGCATCGCTTACCTCATGCTGGAGCGGATCGCCGGAGATATGAGTATCTGGGATGGTGAAAAAAGGTGTACGTAACACACTGGTGAATGAAATCATTCGCCTGGCGAATCTTGTCTATCCGGTGGAGGGGAAAGGTTACGACACGATCCCGCTTGATATGGCGCTGGAGCGTAAAATTGTCGATCTGGATGAGGTGGCAGGGCAGCTTGTTTTTTTTTACATGCATCTCGTCGCTAAACACACCAGAACAGACGGAAGAAATGATGCTGACGGTCAGTGGAATGTGGAACAGTGTCGCCTCATCCTTGAGTCTTACGGACTGGATCGCTTCATTGCCGACATCGAAGCCCATCGCCAGTACTGGCGAGACGGTGAGCACATCATCAGCGAAATCCTCGACTTCGCAGCCGGAGCCGGATTTAGCGACATCTGGTCAAATTCCGGTCTGAACCTGAACTGCTTACGGTAGTTATGCCTAAGGATGTGACAGGTATTGAACCCCGTAATGCCAGTGTTATTGAAGTTCCTGATATTACCGCCAACCGCCGCATTACCGCACCGGGTTACTGGTTCTACCGCAATGATGAATTTGTTTTTGATTACAAATTAAAAGCAGAAGACGAGCGTGATGCCCTGTTAAAACAGGTCAGCATCATAACCAGCGAGTGGGAAAAAGACCTGCTGCTGGGATTAATCAGCGACGAAGACAGGGAAAAGCTCAAAGCGTACCGCATTTACGCGAAATTGCTGCAGGCAATGGATTTCAGCACTATCACTGATAAAACCTCATATAACGCCATTGAATGGCCCGTCTCTCCGGAAGTCTCTTCCTGATTTAATTAATCGTGAGAAAAACTATGTCTGTAGTGATATCAGGTGCGCTGATTGATGGCGCAGGCATCCCCATGTCCGGATGCCACATAATTCTGAAATCCCGGGTAAACACCTCAGAGGTGGTGATGCGCACAGTTGCCGACGTGGTGACAGGAAACTGTGGCGAGTACTGTTTTAAGGCGCAGACCGGAAAATACTGCGTATATCTGAAACAGGACTGGCGCGACGAGTACTGTGTTGGCGACATTGCTGTATACGACGATTCAAAGCCCGGCACGCTGAACGACTTTCTGACTGCCCTTGATGAAGGCGATTTAAAGCCGGATGTAGTGAAACGCTTTGAGGAAATGGTGGCGCAGGCGCAGCAGAGCGCGGAAGCAGCAGCGAAAAGCGAGCAGAACGCAAAAAGTCACGCCGATAATGCAGCCGGAAGCGCACAACAGACCGCACAGGATGTGACAGCAACCGAAACGGCCCGTGATGACGCAGAGCGTTTTGCGGAGAATGCCAGACAGGATGCAGTTGCCACTGCAGAGGACAGAAAGGCCACTGCGGAAGATGTGACAAGCTCAGGAGCAAATGCAGCCGCAGCCGGACAGAGCGCACAGGATGCCGCAGGCTATGCACGTGCAGCAGAGCAGGCCAAAACTGACATCGATATCACGCTGGCTGGCACCCTGAAAACGGTCAACCATTTGTCAGAAATTGCCGCAGCAGGTCAGAATGCTCAGCAGGAATCACGCTATAATCTGGGATTAAAAGACGCAGCCACAATGGATGTGCAGAGCAGCATTTACGACCGGACTGAAGGCCGAGTGGCAATGCCGGGGGCGTTCGGATATGGTGCTTTTTTTCGCACGATAAAAATGTTTAGCGCAGATAAAGGACCGTCAGAATTTCTGTCCTGGGTGAAAAGCAATCCTCCGGGCCAGTATGCGGTTTCACAGTATGGTGGCAACGGTTATAAACCCATTCTGGAAGGTGTGGTATTTAGCGGAATAGTTGAAATCAAAATCCCCAATACGGTTGCCACTAACGAAAGCCATTGCATAAAGGATAAACTCGTCATCTTTTATGGGACTAACGGCGAGGTTTATCATAACCGTTTAATAGTGAATTCCATCAGTGGCGACAGGTTTCGTGGATGGCGAAACTGGTTGTTGGGTGCGGACGGTATCGCAAACACTCTGGGTTCACTCAGGGGCAGCGGGTACGGCTATCCGGATATCGGTGGTGTGGTGCTTGCGGCTTACTGTGGCACTTCGGATACGGATTCATCCCGTAAATTTTACCGCGGGGTGAGAGTGCCGGGCTCCCGGCTTGCCGTAATTTCTGTCACTGCCGCCTGTAATACAGGCGGCCCTTATGCCTCCACGCCCCAGGTGGTTGTGGCTTCGCCCGGCCTGTATCCGATGGCGGGAACATTTACTGCGTTGTCTGGTTTGCCCGGCAATTCCGGGGGCACAACCACAGCAATGATTGGTCTGTTTGTCCGGACTGCTTAGGATGACTCATGAAAATTCAGGAAATTAAAAACGCCCGCTGGCTTGAAAGTGGTGCAGTTGACTGTGAGGTGTTATTTGAGGGAGAAACGGCGTTCGCCCCGTATACCGCCATTCAGGATGATACAGCAGAAACAGGCCGGCACATCTGGCAGGAGCTGCAGGGTGGCAAATGGGGCGAGATAGCCCCGTTTAACGTCACACCAGAAATGCTGGAAGCGGCAAAAGCAGCAAAGCGCCAGGAAATCGAAGCATGGCGTGAGCAGCAGGAATCGCAACCGTTCACATTTGAATGGAACGGTCATACATGGAACGGTGGCCCTGATTCACTGTCGCGTCTGTCGCCCGTCACCGTTGCTGCCAAAGCAGAAAACGCCCGTGATGTGTTTGTCTGGGGGGACGCCAGCAACCAGCAGGTACACATGACGATGGCACAGGCCGGGGAACTGGTGGCAGCAATGGCGCAGGCACAGGTCGATCGCAACGACGAGATTTATCGTCGCCAGCGAGAGAAGAAAGAAGCGTTAGACACTCTGGAGGATTTAGATGTGATACGAGCATTTAATGTTGAGTAACGAATAGGTCGCAGTGAGTTGTTTTGGTATCTGAAGAATGAGGCTCCGGTTGCTGGCTGCAGTCGTGTGTACTCTCACATTGTTGAAGAAATCAATTGCGCAATTGGAGAGCAGGAACGTAAGAAAATAAGAGAAAGTCTACAATCGCCTGTAGGGTGTCACTTCTTGATTTTTTCATAAATTTTATGATAAAATCATGAAGTAAAGTGATGGGAGAAACTTTCATGAATATGCCTCATTGTGTTCTGCATACAGGAATTGATTCAGATTTTGTACTTAGTAAACTGGGCGTTACAGAAAATGATATTCGCGATGCGTTAATGTCTGCTTTATACGAGCGACGCAAATCCAGTAAGCTCCACCCTAAAGTGGATGCTGGATTCCGCTTTTGGAGTGAGATGGTTGCCGCGCTTCGCCGTATTCTGATTGGTAAGGGTAACGGCTGGTCTTCTGAAGTAGTCAATCGCATGGAAATGGTCGTTAATTCAAGCAAAGGGGTTAATCTGATTATTACCTCAGGTGACGGACATACCGGGCGTCCTGATGGATTGCCTAAAACCAAAAATGCAAAGGGAGAGGCAACTCGCTCGATTGTTCACAACAATCCGGGTACATTCGATATGTTCCAAGCAGATACCTTACATTCAGGCAAAGCTGAGATCACGCCGATAGATAGCACCCGAACTTATATCGTTCTGTATTATTATGATGCGGCAAATAAAGAAATTCGCTGTGAGGTGTCGTATCCGGTAGGGATGGTGAATCAGGACGGATTTGCCAGAGTAAGCGCGTGGAGTGAGCGAATTATTTTAGCTCCTCTGCAATTTGAAGGTGCGGATATTTTCCCTGAACAGGATTTTGATGATGACATATCAATTTCAGTTGAAAGCAAATGAGTAACACTGTTGATGATGTCAAACGTCTTTTTAATCCGTCTCGACTAAAGCTAGCGCGGATCAGACGCAAACTGACCTTGGCAGAACTGGCGAGGCGAACCGGGTTATCTAGTCGTATCGTAATTGAATACGAAAAAGATTATTGTCTTTATGCACCCACGGCAGAGACGGTACGCGCATACGCTAGTGCTTTAAATTATCCAGAGGCTTTTTTCTTTGGCGATGATGTTGAAACAATTGATCCATTGACTGTTTCATTTCGTTCATTACGCACAACAAAAGCTGCTGACCAGCATGCGGCAATTGGTGCAGGTGCTTTAGGGGTTATGCTTAGCGATTATTTTAATGCTCGCTTTACTCTTCCTTCGCCTCAATTGCCGAATCTCCGTGGAAGTGAGCCTGAGGTCGCTGCCCAAGCGATACGCGAGGCTTGGGGGATTGGTAAGAAGAGTATCACCAATGTTGTTCATCTACTTGAGAAATTTGGAGTTAAGGTGTTCTGGCTTTCAGAGGAAACAGCGAGTATTGATGCTTTTTCGTTCTGGAAAGATGATGTCCCTTATATCTTTCTTAACACACGCAAGTCAGGTGAACGCAGCCGTTTTGATGCCGCACATGAATTGGCTCACCTAGTACTTCATCGTCAAGGGGAAGTCAAAGGGCAGGATGCTGAGCGTGAAGCGGATGCTTTTGCTTCTGCATTTCTAATGCCTCAGGAAAACGTGATGGCCGTTAAGATGGTGGTCCCGACGTTTGATAAAATTGTGCAATTGAAATCACTCTGGAAAGTTTCGGCTATGGCCCTGATTGTCAGAATGCGCAATCTAAATATGCTGACGGAATGGCAGTATAATAGTTTGATGCGTGATGCGACGGCAAAGGGGTATCGAACCGGCGAGCCGGGGGGAATTGAGCGCGAAAGATCACTCGTTATAGAAAAAATGATGACTGCTCTGGCTGGAGACGGCATTTATCTGGCTCACTTGAGTGATGAGCTTAACGTACCTCTCGATGAATTGAGTAGTTTGCTTTATGGAGTTGCGGCAATTAGTGGCGGAAATAGCAAAAGAACACCATCAAGGGCTTCGCTCCGACTAGTATGACCCGTAAATGCTCACATCTAGAGTCGTAGTGAACGTCTTTTGGGCCTGAAAAGTAAATCCCCAGTTGTTGCTGACAACTGGGGATTTTTATAACAGCATATAAATCGTAAAGGAAATTGTCATATGCCATATTCAAGAACGTGCTGAGGTTGAGAAGTTTTGGAATTTTTTCGGTGGCAAAAATGGGGCAAAATGCTGTAAAAGGGGCAAAAATGGGGCAACAAAAGAGTGGATTATCGTAGCTTATTGTTGTTGCTGATAATGCTTAACGCATTGAAAAATAAATAAAACTATTATGCATCAGATGGTTGTGATTTTTGCCCTTACTTGTTGAGGTTGTATTGCTCTTTCTTTGTATTCTTTTGAATTTCTTGCATTATTTCAGTTCTCTGGTACTAAATGGGGCAAATTGGGGGCAAACTTTGCAATTACGATAACCGCGCATTCAACATCGCTACTTGTTCGTCGTTCATGTCATCAATCCACATACCGTAAATTTCATACACCATCTGCGCAGTTTCATGCCCCATTTGGCTGGCGATAAATGCCGGGTTCGCTCCTGCCGTCAACAGCCAGCAGGCAAAAGCATGTCGCGTATGGTACGGATTACGGCGACGAATGCCAGCACGTTTTTATGGCAAGATACGCAATGGTTCAAAAGCGTCTTTATTCTGTCATCCGTATTACTTAAGATATCATCACGACCCGAAAAATATTGGAACGAAGAGATGTATGACTAAAGAAGCTGTAATCTTTCTATTTATCGCCATCGTGGTAGAAGTTATCGCCACGATCTCATTAAAATTATCAGATAGTTTTTACGCGTCTGGTACCGAGCCTCGTTACTATCATCGGATATTGTATTGCGTTCTGGTGTCTTACCATCCCAATGCGAACCATCCCTGCGGGTATCATTTATGCTATTTGGTCTGGGGTAGGGATTGTTCTTATTGGATTGATAGGATGGTTATTTCTCGGCCAAAAACTGGATATGCCGGCTATTATTGGCATGTTGCTTATCATCTGCGGCGTAATCGTAATCAATCTGTTTTCAAAAAGTGTCAGTCACTAGGCGATGATGATTGA